ATTAGGAGGTGTGTTGATATGGACTTTTCTCTTTTGAAATTCGGTGACGATGATCGTTGGGGTATCTCTCTTCTCAGCTTCATCTACAGCGGTGAGGAATTTGTGTGGTTCGATTTTTCTGTGGTCGAGCTTAATTTCATTGGGTGGTCGCGCTCTCTCTTCTCTGTCGGGTGGGACCATGAGGGCCTCCGTGTCGACCTCCTCTTCTTCCACCTTCGCTAAGGGAGCCGTGCTGTGGACTTGTTTGAACACGCTGAGGCTCTAGCCAGGGCTGGGGACCCGGAGACCAGTCGGGAGGCTGCTTCTTTGGCTGACGCCACCAAGGGTGAGAAGGTTGTTTTTAACACCCTGTTGTTTAGGGGTCCTCTCACTATGGAGGAGGTCGGAGAAATCCACGGGAAGCCTTCTGACCATCTGGGGCCGCGATTTGCGTCTTTGCGCCGCAAGAATATGGTTGTTGTTGTGGAGGATGAGAACGGCGACCCAGTGACACGTCCTGGCCGGTCAGGACGCAGACGTCTTGTCTTTGATGCCCAAACCGACAAAACCAAATGGGTCAAGCCTGGGGGCGTGAAGAGCAAGGTTTCTCAACTGAGGGAAGAGATCGCTCGTCTACGGCGCATTCTTGAGGACGATGGTATCGATTATGCTAAAGGTTAGCGTCCGCGAAGACAAAAGAGGGGCTGTTTGGATCGATTTCGATTGGGACGGCCTCCCCATAGATACGGAGCCGGTTTGGCCGGAGATGCTGCAGGGATTGGCTATGGGGAACGACCCAAATTTGTGCGTTGTGCGGTCTCGGGTCAATTCAGTCGTCCACAAACTGAAGGATATGTTTGAGGCATGGTAAGGGTTCGTGCCGTGGGCTCACTGCAAATGCTGGAAATAGTTTATGCCAGAGGTGATGCCCAGCACCTTATCTCAATGGTGTACCCAGAGGAGGAGCTCCGAGAGGCCAACGTCAGGCACGTCCTCGACTGCATTAGGGGGATAGAGGAAGAGGCAGAATGGCAGAAAGAAAGGCAAGCTCAATGATTAGCACTGAGTTTTCGCCCTCCGACAGAAAAATCATAATTTTTTGGGAGGCGGACAATTATCGGCACCCGGTTGCGTCTATAGCGGCCTTTTCCGCGAACGGAGGCGTTGTTAACATGATTTTCGAGGACATCGTCAAATACGCCGTGGACAATGTTAAGGCCTACATCAAGCACGGCCCGCGTCAAGGCCACCCCCATGGGCTGGGGATGAAGCCCAGCTTTGTCATCACCAAGAAGACCAATTGGGACGCTTATTTCGGGAAGCGGGCACTTTGATGAGTGATTTCGCGAAATGGCGCAATAGGGAGCGATCAAAGGAGAAGCGCCTCTCCGAAACGTCGCTTCTCAAGGCCTCAAGGAGCGCCTACGAGGCATGGTGTCAGGCAAGGGATACGGACCCCGACTGGGGGAAAACTGGGTTTAAAGCCCAGAAGTCCGAGTGGGAATGGGTCGCACGGTCTGTTTTGGCGGCCTACCACGAAGCAGGTTACGTGGTAATGCATCAATCCATATCCGCCGCAATGCGCAAGCTCGCCGACGAAATAGACGAGGAATTAAACAAGTGAATTATCCGGAATGGAAGCCTGGGCCATACAGGGTCCCCGGCCTCATGGCAAACGACACGCTAAGGAAGGGCGGGGCCGAAGCCTTGGCGAGGGAAATACGCTGGCGTTGGAGAGAGGCTGGCTGGGACATTAACGTCTGGGTCGAAAAAATGTACCAGGGCGGATACGTGGTGAGATCAGACCTCATTAACGGCGTCCCAAGGCCTGACGCTGTGAAGTTTAGGCCGAAAGCCAATATAATTGTTTGGTGAGGCGAACAAAGGGGGTATATATGGCATACAAAAAGCGGAGACGTCGCAATGACACCAGCGCAGTGCAAGGTCCTTCACGCAGGATCGCTCGGACTAAAGATATTCAGGTCTCATCGCAGGACTGTTGAGGCCACAAAGATAGGGATATTCGCCCCTCTCAAGACAATCGACGCCCTTGTTCGCAAGGGAATGCTATCCCATACCATTGGGTTTAACGAATACGAGCCCACAAACGAAGGTCTTGATGTATTTTCACACATGAGGAAGGACTGGACCAGTGAAGCACTTGATCGACAGGTACTTTGGGGCGCGAAGAGACGCGTACCATCATCTGACGAAGAAAGACACGACCGTATTGGATAATGATGATGTGGCGCTTGTCCTAAACGGCAGGGACAAGTTCCAATTCTTCATACGTGAGGACCTAAATCTATCCGACAGGGGCATGGCCCTGATGGAGATTTACTTCAGGATGGTCACTGACGAAGAGTTTGCAAACGAGATGATTTCGGCGGCGAAGGAGCGCATGTGATGGTCTCCTACGAATACGACTATGAATACGGGGGGTTCCGCTTTAAGTACAAAAGAGAAGGCTTCGCTTTCGCATGGAAGACCCCGCAGGAGTTTTTAGAGGATCGACGCCTCGACCTGTGCGACCAAAAGATGCTGGAAAGCCTGAACAAAGCCATACTGCTCCACCGCACTCATAGGCTAGAGGCGGAAAAAATACGCGCTCAATCTATCTATGGCATCAAAACCTTGAGGTACTAATGGGAATGGGAAGCGGTCGCTCAGTAGCCCCTCCAGCGCCGATGATGGGAAAGTACGTGCGCTACTGCACTACATCGACAGGTCCTCACACGCAAATCCATATTTCTGCGTCAGTTTTTGATGGGCATATGATGGGGTTTAATGTCTCAATTGAGGCTCCCTCGGCGGGAGTGCATCAAGTCTGGCAAGAGGAAATGCGCCAGCCCGTGCCGGAGCACAAAATGATAAGTACCATCCATGCTATCTTGCAAGGCCACGTTAAAGCGGTAAAAAACATGATAAAAGTAGCGAAAAGAGGCAATTCCAATATTATGGCAAATTGGAGCCAGAAATGACCCCGGCACAGAAAAAGGCCCTGACGTTCATTAAGGATTTCTGGGAGGACAACGGGTATGCCCCGTCCTACCGGGATATCATGGCGGGCCTCTCGCTGAAGTCGGTTTCCCAAGCTGCAGCAGTGGTCGACCGCCTTGTCGAGCGCGGCTACATCACCAAAATGCCGAACAGGGCAAGATCAATTCGCATTGCCAATTATTGACACGTCAATAATTGCGGCGCATTCTCCATGAATGCTAACACCGCAAGAAATTGGCGGGTTTTTGTCACGCCTTCATGAACTGCCGATAGAAGAGCAGAAGGAAATCCTCAAGCTTGTCGAAAGCTATGAGGAAAGCCAAAAGGTCATGGGGGCGAGGGACGAGTTTCTCTCATACGTTAACTACCTGTGGCCTGAATTCATCCACGGCAGACACCACGAAATTATGGCCGAGGCCTTCGAGCGCGTGGTTAAGGGCGATCTTAAGCGCCTCATCATCAACATGCCGCCCCGGCACACCAAGTCCGAATTCGCGTCCATCTACATCCCATCATGGTTTATGGGGCACCACCCCAGCAAAAAAATCATCCAGTGCTCCAACACAGCAGACCTTGCGCAGGGTTTTGGCCGCAAGGTCCGCGATATTGTCGGCAGCGCAGAATTCAAAGAAATTTTCCCTGGCGTCGAGTTGAAGGCTGATAGTCAGGCCGCTGGTCGTTGGGCTACAAGCAAGAAGGGCGAGTATTTCGCTATCGGCGTTGACGGCAAAGTCACGGGCAAGGGTGCCGACCTCCTCATCATCGACGATCCACACTCAGAGCAGGAGGCGAAGCAAGCCGCCCGCAATCCGGAGGTATTCGACAGTGTCTATGACTGGTACGTGGCAGGTCCGCGTCAACGGCTTCAGCCTGGGGCCGCTGTTATCATCGTCCAAACCCGGTGGTCTAAGAGGGACCTTACGGCCAGGGTTATTAAGGATAGCATTGAGAAGGGAGGCCATAACGAGTGGGAGGTTATCGAACTTCCTGCGATCCTTCCTTCGGGCGAGCCAATCTGGCCTGAGTTCTGGTCTAAGGATGAGCTTCTCGCCCTTAAATCAGAGCTTCCTCCGTCGAACTGGCTCGCTCAGTACCAGCAAACACCCACGGCAGAAGAAGGCGCGATCATCAAAAGGGAGTGGTGGAAACGCTGGGAAAAGCGTAATCCGCCCCCGTGCGAGTTCATTATACAATCCTGGGATACGGCGTTCGAAAAGACCCAAAGGGCCGACTACTCGGCTTGTACGACATGGGGGGTATTCTGGAAAGAGAGCCAGGATACTGGTCGCCAGGAGGCTAATATCATCCTTCTCGACGCCTTCAAGGACCGGATGGAGTTCCCAGAATTAAAGCGGGTCGCGTATGAAACGTACACTGACTGGCAGCCAGACAGTTTTGTGGTCGAGAAAAAGGCATCCGGAGCGCCGTTGATTTACGAGCTTCGGTCGATGGGCATCCCTGTTCAAGAGTTCACCCCTGCGAGGGGGAACGATAAGATCGTCCGGGCTAACGCTGTCGCAGACCTTTTTGCGTCCGGCAAGGTCTGGGCTCCGGAAAGAAAATTCGCTGACGATGTTATTGAGGAGTTCGCCGACTTCCCCTCCGGAGAGCATGACGATTACGTCGATAGCTCAACACAGGCGCTACTCAGGTTCCGCCAAGGAGGTTTTGTGGCCACCGACATGGACGAGGACGACGAAGGCCTCCCGTCATATGGCGGAGAAAGAGAATATTACTGATTTGGAGTTTTGACTCGGGCGGTGTATATTCCGCACTGACCCGTCAGGAGATAATGCATGGCAACCAACGTCGACAAAGCCCTCTCCCCGATTGAGGATTATGAGGACGAGGACATCGAAGTCACATTCGAGAACCCAGACATGGCTATGGCCGAGAACCCAGAGGCCGTTGTCATTGAAAACGAGGATGGCTCCGTTACTCTGGAATTCGGCGAAGACGAGGACGCCGAGGCGGCGCATGGGGACAACCTTGCTGAAATCATCCCAGAAGATGCGCTCCAGGGTGTTGCCCAGGAGTTGCTGGCGGCCTATGACGCGGACGTGCGGTCGCGGAAAGAATGGTCGAAAACCTACACCAAGGGGCTGAAGCTCTTGGGGCTTGGGTTTGAAGACCGGACGTTCCCGTGGCAGGGAGCCTCCGGCGTATTCCACCCTCTTCTTACAGAGGCTGTAATCCGGGCGCAGTCTCAGATGATGCTGGAAATGTTTCCCCCAGACGGCCCGGCCATGGGGAAGATTGTCGGCAAGGAGACCCCGGAGAAGGTCAAGCAGAACCAGCGCGTTCAACATGACCTGAATTATCAGCTTACAGAGGTTATGTACGAATATCGCACCGACACAGAGCAACTGCTCTTTAACC